GCTACTAGCGAAGAACCTACTTCTAAAAAACCACAAGAATTCAAAGCACTAACTAGAGCTGAAAAAGCTGCTAAATTAGGAGCTGCGATTAGAGCAAGTAAAAATTAAAAATAAAAATAAAACAATTAAATTAAAATTATGAGTTTCGACGTTTCAAGCTTGACAAATTATGTCAACGAACAATCAACCGACCTTATCTCAAGATTATATTTTGAGAAAACATCAAGTGACTACTTCTCACTTCAATCAGGAGTAAAAAAGACTGACGCTTTACACCTTTTAAGTGTAGATGCATTTCCTCAAGACGGTAGCGGGTGCTCTGCAACTGCTTCAGGTGACATCAACTTCTCAGATAGAAATATCTCTGTAGGCCAAATCACTTACTATTCAGGGTTCTGCATGAAAGACCTTATCCCTAAGTACACTCAAATCTTATTGAGAGCTGGAAATGCTGAGACTGAGGACATGGCTTTCGAAGCTGAGGTTTCAGAAAACATTATCAAAACTATCATGGAGCACAATGAAGTTGCTGACTGGACTGGAGATACTGCTTCTGCTAACATTTATATCAACAAGTATGACGGCCTTATCAAAATTATTGATGCTGCTACTACTGCTGTAGACGGTAATACTTCTGCTGCTACTGCTATTACTTCTGGAGCTTCTGGAAACGTAGATACATTAGTTAAAGATGTTGTTAACGCTAGACCAGCTAAAGTTAAGTCTGCTGCTAATCAGGTTCTTTTTGTTGGAACTGACGTATTCGACCAGTATGTTGATACATTAGCTGCTAAGAACTTATTCCACGTTGACGCTACTGCATGGATGAACTACGAAATGGCTATCCCGGGTAAAAACGTTACTTTGGTAGGTGTTCACGGACTAGATTCTACTAACAGAATGTTCTTAGGAACTAAAGAAAATTTCTTCTTAGGATTCGATTTACAGAACGACGAAGAGGAGTTCGATATGTGGTACGATAAAAAAGATGATAAAGTATACTACAGAGTTAAATTTAAGAGAGGTGTTCAAGTTGCATACCCTGACGAAATCGTAGAATTTACTTTAGCTTAATAAATAAATAAACTAAATTATGGCATGTGATTTAACAAGCGGATTTAGTGTAGGATGCTCCGACAGTATTGGTGGTGTAGCTGAGTTCTGGATAGGCAATATGCCTTCAGACATGGTTATCGCTACCGATGCTTCAGGTGTAGCTACGTCAATTACTAACACAGCTTCAGACTTGGAATATTTCAAGTTCGAGTGTACTAACGCTCAAGGTGCTGCTTCAGTATTTAACGACAACCCTACAGTTAACGCTCAAAACGGAACAAGCTTCTTTGACCAAACTGCTACTTACGTTCTTAACAAAATGGAACAAACTAAGCGTAATGAGGTTAAAATGATAGCAAGAGCCAAGATGACTATTATTATCAAGGATAATAACGGGAAATATTGGTTAATGGGTGAAGTAAACGGAGTACGTTTAACTTCAGGAGAAAACACTAGTGGAACTGCTCTAGGTGACAGAAATGGTTATAGCCTTTCTTTCCAGTCTCAAGAATTTGAGCCAATGAGAGAAGTTAGCGACGGTGCTTTCCCAGAAGCATAATAAGAGAAGACCTACTCTTTGACATAGGCACAGCCTCTCGCATTGTGCGGGGGGCTTTTTTATTTAATATAAAATGGATATAATAAAGAAAAATAGCACAAATAAGATTTATTGTAATATCTCAAATGAGACAGAATACGATTATTACACGTTAACTATAGAGGCCGAAGAGTACAATGTAAGTACTAGCTTAGCGGCTCCTTATAGTGTTAATGAGAGATATGTAGAATTCACTTTAATAGAAGGGACTCAGGACTTAACAAATGCAACAATAGACCTACCGAATAACGGAGACTTTCCGTATATAATAATGAACACGGATACCGTAGGGTGTACTAGCGGAATAGAGATTCATAGAGGCATATTAAGACTCAAAGAACCTAAAGAGATAGTTTACTCCTATACAGATGACCAAAATATAGTAATATATGAATAATAACCCAATAGTTTCTAACTTCGCTTCGGCAGAAATACCTAAATTTCTAGAAAAAAAGAACAAGAATCTAGTATTTTATGGTGAAGATAACCTATATCCATATGAATTAATAGACTTATATAACGATAGTTCTACTCATAACGCTGTAGTTAACGGCAAAGTAGGCTACATTGTAGGGAATGGACTAGAATCAGAGAACTTAAATGTTAAAAAATGGCTAGCAAATGCTAATATTTCTGAAGATTGGACTTCTTTATTGAAGAGAATATCTCTAGATTATGAGCTTTTTAATGGTTATGCTATCGAAGTTGTTAAAACTAGGGCGGGAAATCAGTACTTCCACTTAGATTTTGCTAATATTAGACTAGGTTTAGACGGTACTATTAAGTATGCTGAGGACTGGATTACTGAAAAAGGCACTAAAAACAGCAAACCTACAATAAAAGAGTTTGAAAGATACAATCCTAGAGACGAGGAACAGATAAGAGGGGTTATATATCATGTAGATTATAGACCAAACTTAAAACATTACCCTCTTCCAGTATATGTAGGCTCTTTAGCTGAGATAAGAACAGACGTTCAAATAGGAGATTACTGGTTAAATGAGGTAGAAAATGGCTTCGTAGGTGGAACTTTAATACAACATAATAACGGAGTACCTGAAACTGAAGAGGAATTAAGGTCTTTTGAGAAATCTTTTCAAGGTAAATTCGGAAAGGCTACTGGAACTAAGATAGTTCACTTGTTTAGCCCTTCTAAGGAGAACTCTAGCGAAATATCTAGTTTGAATGGTAATGACCTACACGAAAGATACTTAGAGATGTCTAGACGTGTTAAAGAATCTATATTCATTGGCCATAGAGTTACTAATCCTATATTATTTGGAGTTAAAGAAGAGGGTCAGTTAGGAGCTCGTAATGAACTTGATTTAGCTTATGAGATATTCACTAACACATACGTTAGTGAAAGACAAAACACCTTACTAGCTACTATCAAAAAGGTTGCATTATTTGAATTAGGATTATCTGATATTGAAATCAAACCACTTAAACCTATAGACGCTATAGACTTAACTAGTGATATTATACTAGCTAACTTAAATAGAGACGAAATAAGAGACTTAATAACTGACCAGACTGGCCTAGAGCTTCAAGAAGCTATAGAAGAGCCTTCTACGCCTGATGCACCTATAGAGGATTCAGATGTACAAGAAACGCAAGTAACTGAAATCATTGACGAAGAGAAAGAGCAGAAGGACGCTTCTTACAACGGAGCTCAAATAGCTTCAGCGTTATCTATAGTAGAACAAGTTAAGAACGGAGTGTTATCTATAAATCAAGGTAAAGCCGCGTTAATGGAATTCTTAAGACTCTCTGAGGAGGTTGCTTTAAAGTTATTAAGCGGAGATGAAGGCTTCTTGAATGATTTTAAAGAAGAGGTATGTAGCGAGGAGTGCTATGGCAAGGATTGCAAGAAAGAAGATTGCGACAAATATAATAGCTCCAATAACTTTGGTCACGAAGCTAAATTCGAGACATATAACGACTACCCTAAAGCTGCAAAGAAAAACGCTCAGACCGCTTTAGATTGGGCTGAAAAGAACGGATGGGGTAGCTGTGGAACTCCAGTAGGAAAAAAAAGAGCTCATCAGTTAGCTAAAGGAGATAGAATCGGTAGAGATACTGTAGCTAGAATGGCTGCTTTTGAGAGACATAGAAAAAACTCTAAAAAAAAGTTAGGTGATGGATGCGGCCGCTTAATGTGGTTAGCTTGGGGAGGCGATGAAGGTGTAGCTTGGGCACAAAGAAAGCTTAAGCAAATAGATTCAAAGAAGATGTGTTCATGTTCTAAGTTCTCAAGTGATGACGATTTCAGTCATTTATTTGAGGACATAGGAGAAAGTCTAGATAACTTTGAAGTAGTAAGTAAACTTGACGTTAAATTAGGTGAAGATGGAAGCCCTATGGAGTTCGCTACAGAGGAACAAGAACTAGAAAGGGAATTATTGGCCACTATAAAGGCTAATCCCGGAGCTTCTATGTTAACTATAGCTGAGTTATTAGAAATAAGCCCAGAGATAGCTTTAGAGACGTTAGAAGTCCTAGAAACTGCTGAGCTTTTATCCATACAAGGTAGTATATTGAACTTAACTGAGGTAGGAGACAAGATAGCTGAGTCTATAAACATCCCTACGGCTGTTGTTAGATACAAATATAGCCTAAGGCCTGACGCACCTTCATTAAAACCAGGTGGAGAAAGCAGAGGATTTTGTCAAAGAATGATGAGTTTAAACAAAGTTTACTCAAAACAAGAAATAGAATTTTTAAGAAACGACATGAAGTCTAGCGGTATATCTAAAAACGTTAATAACGTATGGTTAGCTAGAGGAGGTTGGTATACACCGCAAGGGAAAACAACATCTCTGCCATATTGTCGTCATATTTGGGAACAAGTAATAGTAAGACGTAAATAATGATATTAATAGTAAGTCCATCGTTTGTAAAAGAGAACACGTTACTACACTATAATGTAGATGACGGATACCTAAAGCCCCTTATAGATAGTATTCAAAATACTTTCATAAGACCAACTATAGGAAGTGCACTATTTGATGAAATAGTAGGTCAAATAAAGACTGGAACTGTAACAGCTTTAAATGAAACACTTATTAAGGAGTATTTAAGAGATGCTTTGAAGTGGGAAGTTTGCCATAAGTACACTAGAATAGGAACTTATAAGCTTAGAAATAAAGGAGCTGGTAAACATTCAGGAGCTGACAACTTCAATGCACTTGGAGAAGGTGAATTAATAACAGCTAAGAATATATTTAAAGATAATGCAGATTTTTACAGACGTAAATTAAAGCTATTTTTAAAAGAGAACGAAGACAACTATCCTCTATACAAAAACCCAC